GGATTCTTACTATTTACTAATGTTTTGTAATGGTTTTTTGATAGCCATTCAAATAAATCTTTTTCTTTCCAGTTGGTCATATTTTGTAAATATAACACATTTGTTAAAAGTTGTAATCAGTAAAAGATGACATATACCTATTTTTTTTATGAATATCTCTTAAATTAATCTGGAATCTTTCCCCACGCTTTTTCATTTCCCACTCTTTTTCATATATATCAATTTCTTCTTGTGTTGCTATTGTTTCTCCACTTCCAATAATCTCTTCTTCAACTCGTTTAATTTCTCTGCTGATATTGAATTCGTTTTTAAATACTTCAATCTCGAACTCAAGTAATTCAATTTCTTCTTTCTCTTTAAAGTACTTTTCTTTCTCCAATTTAACTCCTTTTTGTAGTACTGATATATGTCTATCTGCTCCTCTAACTCTATTTTTGATGTCGCTAATAAGTTTGTTAACTCCTTTAATTTCTCCTTTAATGGATTCAATTTCTTTAATTCCATTACCTCCAAAGCTAATAAATTCGCCTTTTTTTGTGTTGTAATTATATTCATATATTGGAAAGTTTAGTTTTTCAAATTTATTTATATCTTGAATTGTTTTTTTATTTGTTTTATAAACCTCTATTCCTAACAATGGTTCTTTATTTACATCAAAAAACATAACATCAATTCTTTTATTTATCTGCTTAATGTAGTATTCTGATTCAGACGATTCTGCTTTAAATACATACTCTTTGTAATTAAGTTCTTTGTAATATGTGAAATACATTTTTGTATTATAATGTTCTACGCTCTCACTACTACCAAAGTATTCTCTTATTATATCATCGTGTATATTAGCTTCCTTCCTCCAATAAGGTTTGTTTATTTCTCCCTTACAATAAATTAATGGTATTTTGTTTTCAATATCTAAAAAATAATTTTCATCTTTAGAAGCACCATATATTATTCTAATTTCATTTTCAGTATATGCCCATTGTAAATTTTTTAAGTTCATATTATTTTAATTTAAAAAGTATAATCGTTGTTTATAAACTCTGGTAATTCGTTACCATTTATTTGGAAGCTGAAAGTTTCAAATGGTCTGTTTCTACTTCGTTTGCATTCAACAGTTATCCAACCTTTATTTGCGTTGTTCTTTTCTAATTTTATTTGTGTTTCTGCTTTCTTCTCAAGTGCTGAACCTAAATTCCCGCTTGGTTTGTCGCTACCAAAGTTTTGGTGTATTATGGTCGTTAAATGACAGTTTAATTTTCCAGACCATTGCAATAATTTTTCAGCAACATTGTTTGCTTGTTCCATATTATTTACATCAGAACATAAATCTGCACATCCATCAATAATGACCAAACCAATTTTTTCGTTTTCAAATTTATCAAATAAAATGTGTTCAATAAAATCAATTTTACTTTTCCAACCAAACTCTCGCATTGCATAAATATGATAATCTTTATCATTCTGCAATTGATTCATAACTAATGGTCTTCTTGCTAATTTACTAACGTGAAATCTTCCTTGCTCTGTATCAAAATGAATTATCTTTCTTCCTCTTCGATGTCCTTTTATTTTACCAGTATAACCATTTGAACCACTTTGGTAAGCTGATACAAGTAAACTCATAAAAAAACTTTTACCGACTTTTGGAAAAGCTTGTACGAAAGAAAAGTTGCCATCGGTGCCAATTGGAACTGGATACTCTGTGTAACTACCATCAAAATTCCTATCTTGATAAATACCACAACTAATTGCTACTGGCGGATATTTAATAACCTCTTCAACATTAATACTAGCATCTTCTTCAAGTTGCTGCATCAACATTCTTTTTACTTCATCATCTTCCGTTGTATTTATTCCGTTCTTCATCTATATATTTCTGTATTTTTGTTTTGTAAAATTTTCCAAGTACATTATCGTTTATGAATTTATCACTTTCTAAAACGTTTTCTTTGAACTGTAACATAGTTTCATAATATGTCATCATTGTTCGATTGTAGCAAATGTACATTATTTCTCGGTAACAATCTTTAACACCCCAAATTTTTGTGTGTATGTTGCTTCCAGTATATTTTAACCAATTACTTTCAACGTATTGAATACGCTTTCTTTTATATCCTTTTAACGGTGGTTTAGTACGTTTATTAAGGAGTATCTTTTTACCAATGTACAATTTGTTTGTTTTTAGATTTCGTATCTTGTAAACGAACCCAATTGCATCTACTGGTAAATCAGTTCTACTTTTAATTTCTTTGCCTTTGTATATCCACATAAGTAAAAAAAAGGGATGCTATTAACACCCCTTATTTTATTTAATTAAAATGGCAAATCATTTGATTGAACCGCTTGTTGTGGTTGTGCCTCTTCTTGTCGCTCTGCTTTTACGCAAGTTCCATCAGTCCAAACAACTTGACCGTTTCCGATGTATTTCTTTGGTTCTTTTGCTTCTCTTTGCTCTTTGCTTTGAGAATCAAATACTGAAGCGTTTTGCCCATAGGCATTTGTATCATCATTTACAGATACTGTAAAATTGTAATACATTCCTTTTTTTCCTTTCACAAATTTCTCTTTTGGCAAACTGTCAAGGTTAATTGATAAATTGATTAATGCACTCATAGTTTCTATTGATTTTAATTGTTAATATTAGTTATCGATACCATTGTCAATGGTTTGTATTATGTGCCTAAACACACTTCTTTCTTGTTCGCCAGTTACATCAACTCCATTTAGTAGTAATCTGTAATGGTCTTTTTTTGTTTCTATTAATTGTATATCATTCATATTTATTTATTTAGTAGTTCTTTTGTTTCTTTTGATATTCTGTATTTAGCTTCTACTTTCTCAAGTTTACCACCACCTTTAATATACGCTTGTACTTTATTAAATTCAGCAGTTCCTTTGTTTAGCCATTGCTTATCTGAATCTGATGCAGTTTTAGATGCTTTTCCGTGTGTGTTTGTTGAATCAGCATCTTTTGTGTCATCAATTAAAAACAATCCGTTTAAACTGTATTTACGAGCATAACTGCTGCTGCTACCAAATGATTGTGCAATGTCCATTCCTTTGCGGTTTGGGTCAATTCCAGCTTGTGCCTTAACGTGTACTTGATTCTCGCCATCAGATATGATTGAAACTGCTTCAACAAATAAGATTCCACCAAGTTCTTTGATTTCGTCTGATATTGTTAAGGTACATCCGTACTTGCTTAATAATGGTTTAACTGCTTCCAGAATATCTTCGCAACTTCTGTAATTGTACTTACCAAAGTTATTTCTTTGGTTCTTTGGTGCTTTTAATTCGGCTTGAATTTGTTGTAATTTTTCCATTTTGTTTTGGTTTTAGAATTGTAAATATAGTAAAATTATTGGTAATGAAGCTTTTAAATTTAAAAAGTTTCTTGTTCCGTATGTTGGTATTTTTAACTGATAGTTTATTTTTACATCTGTTAAGTTTGGGTCTTGCTCAATATGATATTCTATTTGTAGCTTTAATTTATCCCAAGCTGCTTGGTTTATCTTTTTATCACTTTGCATTGCTTCCATAGTTCTTTGATTTTTTCTTTTGTGTAGTGTATTCCAGTATTACCGTTTTGACCGATTACTTTCATTCGCTCGTTTGCTTCTTCTTCCCAATCTGAAAAGTCAGCGTGTTCTTTGCATTGTTCGCAGATACCAGATTCTAACCAGTTCCCAGCACCGCAGCAGTTTGATTGTTCCATAATATTTAGTTTTAGTTATTAATTATGAAGCAAATGTACAAAGGCATTTTTAAAAAACTGTTAAAGAAATGTTAAAATTTACATAAAGGCAAAAAAAAGGCTCAACTTATTGTTGAACCCTTTTAGTGATAGTAATCTAAAAACAAAATAAGATGAAAAGAAAACAGTTAAGATATTTCCTTGTTCAAATATACAAATAAATATGTGTTTAAATATTTAACTTATAAACAAAAACAAAAATATTTAGCTATAAAGTTGAAGATATATATCTTTTTTTTTAGATAACACTCCGAACACTTATATTTATTTTATTATAGCTATATTTCTTTATTTTTTTTTATATTAATATTTTACTATAAAACAGTAACTAATTAATAAATTACAAAGTTATATATTTTTATCTGGAATAAAAAACAAAAAGTTAATTATTTTTTATTTACTGTAATATTACCAGCTACTTTCTCAACACTTCTACCAACTACATAACCACCGATACCCAATTGTAGTAAATCCCAAAACTCATTTTCCAAAGGTGGAATAGGTAAACTAAACAAAGGTGCAATAAACTTTACATAAATAACAATAAAACCAAAAGCTAACATAAGTATTGGTCGCCAACTTCTTTGCATCCAATTACCTTTTGCCTCTGCTAGAATTACATCCGTTTGTAAACGTTGTAGCTCTAGTTGCTGCTCTTTCAATACCTTTAACATTTCGTTTTTGGCATTTATACGCTCCTCTTCGCTAGTAAAAAGTTTGTCTATTACATTTCCTACTTCCTTAACTACACCACCAGTAAACCAACTTAATATTTTATTCATCTTTATTCCACCTTATTTGTAACTGTCCAAAGAATAAAAATATATTTACCTCTGAATAGTTAAAGTTATCATCTGGTCTGTAATATTGCCATCCAACAATCATTGCATCTGGCACTAATAAGATTAAATTTATCTCCATTACCAACGTGCTTTTGTTTTTCTTATATCATAGTGTGTAAATGTAGCATATGCAGACAAACCACCTTGCAATAACTCACCCTCGTTAATTAACAAATCAACCAATTCAAATGTTTCTTGAGGTGTCATTTCATTAATAACAATATCCGCAGCCTTACCAAGCTTGTGTTGGCTATTTTTAGAGCCTTTTACGACATTATCATTATAATCTGGACATCTATATCCACTATTTATTTTTATTGGAGTACCGACAACGTTTCGTAATGCTTGTAATTGATTTGCTAACTTCTGAACGTTATGCAAAACCTTTAAAGGCATATCACATCCGCAAGAACAATCAAACTCCGACTTACTAAAGTTCTTTGTCAGCTTCATTTGGTTCTTTTAGTTTAAATATTTTTAATACAGTATAAACAATAGAAACAACTAATAAAGATATTTTTAACCATTGTTCAATATTTGAAAAGCTAACGGTAAATGTTAGTAGATTAATTGCTGCTATTTTTATATCTTGCATTGTCAAAATTTAGAATTTTAAAGCATCGTAGCTTAATCCAAAGAAAGCGTGTACACCATCTCCATCAATATTAACACTTTTTGACTTCCAACCATACGGATGTTCAACTGTTCCATCTTCGTTAGGTTCTAATCCATTCCATAAAACATCAACGTGCCAATCTTCCGATAGTACTGCTTCTGTTTCTATTTCTCCATCTTCGTCAATTACTGCTTGTTCTAAAACAATATTACCTAAATGTACGATTGTGTGTTTGTGTGTTGGGTATTCGTTTCCATCTTCATCTGTTGCAGTACCTAATGCATCAATCTTTGTTTGTGCTGCTTCTCTACTGTCGAATTGGTATTTACCTATTTTCATAATTTAATTTATTTACTCTTGTTAGTTTAATGTGTGTATTTGTTACTCTTATGTATAGTTTTTTTAATTATCTTATCTTATTGTGTTTGTTATGTAAAGAAAATTAACTTGTTAATGCGATTAGTTCTTGGTCTGTTAATGCGGTGTTGTAAAGTTTTGCGCCTTTAACCATACCTCTAAATTGTTGAGTACCACCACCAACATCAAAACTAAAATCATTGAGTGTATTTTCTGAAAAAATACTTGTTTCAGTACTACCACCTATCTTAACTCCGTTTAAGAAAAAAGCATAATCTCCACTTTTATACTTTACAGCTAATTTATTATATTGTTTAACATCAGTTAAAGATGTTGTAAATGATAAATTTACACTTTGTGTACTGCTATATATAACTGCTCTTAATTGATTAGAGTTACCACCTAATAATAAAGCAACCCTTTCATTAGATGTTCCATTTGTTATTGTTATATATCTATTTGGTTCTATTGTATCTTGACTTATAAACCCCTTAATTTCCGCATACAATACCCCCTCTGTTGAATTTATTACTTGCTCATTACCTCCATTATTACAAGCATCTGCACTCCTCGTTACTGCACTTCCAGATGTAG